TGAGCTTCGGTACGGGTTGTGTGAAACGTATCTTTCCCTCGTCGCGAAGTTTCTGCAATGTCGTCTTGGAATTAATCCGCATCATTATCATGGCCTCGCCCCCGGTGATCCATTTATCCTTGACCTTGTGCTGGTCTTTGATACGGGCAACAACCGTTTCGACCAGTCGGTAAAAGGCTTCGTCCTCAAGGCAGATAATTTCCATTTGACGAAAATAATAAATCGCGCTAATAAGGAAAAGAACGGGTCGCTATCAAGGGTTGAAAGCCCCGCGCACCACAAGCAGGCGTTGCAAGCGTAGCGTTGGGGGATACCCCTGAAGTGGTTCAACGGTATTGGGTTCGTTGCCCTATAAAATGCCGGGTGTAAAACAAGGATAACAACCTTGCCTGTTCGCCCTTTCGTAAGTGCAAATTACGTGCAAATAAAAAAGCCACTCACAGCTTGAAGGAGCTTTATATTGACCATATCAGAAAAAGCGCTTGCCGAATTAGGTTTAACACTCGATGAATATAATACCAAGAAGCGACGACGTTATTACGAGAAGAACAAGGAACGTGAAGTAAAGAGGGCAGTAGATCAAAGACAAAAGCACCGTAAGAAATTCTATGAGCTCATAAGACGCTATAAGCTATTGGTCGGATGTGTGCGTTGTGGCTACCGTAAATACCACAAGGCGCTCGAATTCCATCACACGGATGCAAAGACTAAGGAAACCGTCATATCAGGAATGAAGCATGCAACTATTAAACGGCTGAAGACGGAAATAAGAAAGTGCATTGTTGTCTGTGCAAACTGTCATAGAGAGCTACATGGAGAAATGTTGGGCCACCCGCTCAACCAAGGAATATCGGAAAAAGAAAAGGGGGAGTAAAAACCCCCTTTTTTAGTGCCCCGGACGAGATTTGAACTCGTACCCTATTTACATAGGACAGGATTTTAAGTTCTAACTATTTGATATTACGTGGTTTTATATGGTGCAACATGGCGTAAAATCCGCTAAATTCGTCCATATCAAAACACGTTCAACCACGTTCAACCACGAAATGTTCGACCAAGTGCAAGACCAATGGCATCCGTAAAAGTCATCCTGAGAAGCCGTGAAAAGAAGGACGGAACCCGGCCTATCATCATCCAGATTATCAAGAATCGTCGGCCTTCGATTATATCTCTTGGTCACTCTATCCTTGAAAAGGACTGGGACTTCGAGAACAACCGAGTTAAGAAATCACACCCCAACTCTGCCCGGCTAAACAACCTTATCATCCAAAGGATAGCTGAAGTTACGGATAAAGTGATTGAGTTACAAACCGCAAAGAAGGATAGCACAGCCCAGACAATTCGCAAGTCTTTTATTGGCGCTAAAGACGGAACGTTCAAAAAGCAATCCAAGATATACCTTGATAACCTGAGCAAGCGGGGAAAGTTTAATCAGCACTCAGCCGACAAGCCAAGGGTTGAGCGATTTAACGAGTTCGCCGGGGACATAGGATTTAATGATATAACCCCTGCTTTATTGAAGCGATACGCTGCGTGGCTAAAGGCCAAAGAAATTTCTGACAGAACGGTTGTCAATCATCTTGTAGTGGTCAGGTCGATTTTCAATCAGGCGATAGGGGAACAAGTCGCGGATAAGAAAAGCTATCCATTCGGCAAGGGTGGTATTCGGATTAAGTTTTCCGATACCTCTAAGATCGGACTGTCGGCAGAAGAAGTAAAAAGGCTTGAGGATGCCAAGCTTGAAAACAATTTAGATCATGCGCGGAAGGTCTGGCTGTTTTCTTTCTATAACGCTGGAATGAGGATAAGTGACGTTCTTAGATTGAAACATTCCGACATTCAGGACGGACGACTTCACTACACGATGGGCAAGAATAACAAAGGTGGATCAATCAAGCTACACGACAAAAGTAAAAAAATCATTAACAGTTATTCCGAGAACAAACACGATCTGGTATTCCACGATCTGGCTACACTACCCAACCTATCGAATAACAACGCGGTCCAGAAACGGATCAAGTCGAGGGTTCATGACCTGAACGCATGGCTTAAGCTTGTGGCGAACAAATGCGACATATCGAAGAAGCTAACATTACATATCGCACGGCATACTTTTGGTCAGTTAGCAGGGGATAAAATCGCTCTCCCTGTATTGCAGCAACTCTACCGCCACACGTCCATACAAACCACTATCGGCTATCAGAGCCATTTTACCACGAAGGACACGGACAACGCCTTAGATAACGTCCTTGACTTCTAGTACCGGAAGAAAATCCAGCAATAGCGACTGAGGCTGTTCAGTATCTGCAAACCATATCAAATATCCTGCGGTCTTGCCTTCTATGTTGTGGCATCGGTTCACGCTTTCCACGCGTCTACCGGAGTAATAAAATTCCTGCTTTATTGGTTCAGCGTTCACGGTCTTTGTCTTTATCGAGTGCTTTAAACGTCGTTCAAATATGCAAACTCTCCCTGATATTTTTTAGCAGCCTCGTTATATGCTCTGGCCGCCTCAATCTCACACTTAAATGAACCCACACGAAGCCTCTGGCTGTCATAGGAAACAAAGACCAAATAGCGTTTTTTATCCTTACAATATCGAACGCCCTTATACTTGGAGCCGCGATTTGATGGCCTCTTATCAATATTATAGAAATTCTGCTGCACAGTGCATGGCCGAAGATTTTCACGTCTATTATCTAATTTATCCCTGTTAATATGGTCAACGAGCAAACCCTCAGGTGGGTTACACACGAGACGGTGCATTAAGATGGCCTCAATGCGAGTCCAAATGTAACCATCAATAATCCTTTCGTGTCGAACCTGCCTTACAGCATATCCAGCCGATTGGATGTTCCACTTCCATTGCATCAGGAAGTCATACATATCGTCGTCGACGAGCGCGAATTTACCTTGGGTAAGGGGGATTTGTTTTGGCATTCATAAGCTCCTATAAGCGTTAAGGCTCTGGCCTTCGCGCTGTATAGGCAGCGTCTAGCTTGCGGGGTATGCCTACCCACCAGTTGAACCATGCTATCAAATAGCTTCGAGAATGTAAACTACTTTTCCTTGTCGCGATCTTTATCAAGCGCACGCCTAATAGACTCCTTGAAGTCTTTCTTTTGCTGCTCTTTATCAGGTTTTAGGTTAGAGGTTAAAGCGCGGACCTTTTCGGTCCTTCGATCTAACTCCTTTCGTTCGTCCCTACCCTCCTGTTTGTTTTTGAACTCGTCCATTTTATCGAGTGATTTTTCCTGCATTAAGTTAAATGCTTTTTCGGACTCCTTCGCTCGGATACCCCGAATAACTTCTTTATCGGTTTTCAATTTGGTGTGCTGGAACCTGTCCCTTACGTCCTTGGTCTTGGCTCCCGGTATCGCCCGGACCAGATCATAGGAACGTCCAGTTTCGTCCACGACCATAAATGGTCTTCTATTTTGGGAGGTCACAACCTCGTAACCCAATTCCCTCGCCTTGCCGATAAAACCCTCCGCTGACTTCGTTTTCGTCCATAAGGGGCCGATTAGCTTCTTGATATGGTCGCGCTTCTCCTTGGCCCTCCAAGGGGTTTTACGGAGGCTCAACTCATCCTCTATACGCTGGCAAGCCACCCGGCCTTTATAGTGGGTGTAGGAATCCGTTCTAAGAATGTTTTTCTCATAGTCAAACCTCTCCCAGACAACGTGAATATGCAACCTGTCGTGTTTCTTATGCTGGATGATTACCCGCTTTTGTCCGGTCAGGCCGTATTCTTCTTCGGCAATATCTGCCATGCGTAACCAGTCTTTATAGGACAGGTTCTTATCCTCACCAATCGCCGGGTTGATCTGGCAATGAAACAACCCCTTTTCCCCATTGGTAAGCTCGGAGGTGTAGCCCATTTGTTGGATGGACTTCACCACATCATCAAAGGAAGTCCCGCGCATCTCCATGACCTTTACCGCCTCATTCTCTTTTGTGGAGAGGAGGTAATAAGCAAGCTGCCTTGCGTCGCCTCTGGACTTACCGCGTATGACCATCTGACAATTCTTTAATCAGGTTTTCCGATAACTCAACAAGTTTCCCGATAACCGATTGCTCGACCTTCCCCTGCCGGAGTATGTGTAAAATATGACCGACTTCCCCCAAGCCCCGGATGATACTGGCCCTATAAGGATTGGCCTTTCTCTTTTCGGGGACTGCACCCAATAACCTCTTACGGACGTATGCTGAAACCGTCATTCCCTCGCGCTCGGCTTCGGCTTGAATAATTAATTCTTCTTCATCGTTAACGCCTATGCGAAGTTTCTTTTTTCTTTTATCTTGCTCGTTCTTTTTTGGTCTGTTCATGGGGTTAAGGGTTCTCCCTTACAAGTGGGGCGTGGTTAAATTTAGGGCATTAGCCCACATCTTGCGTATAGACTAAATTAAAGCCTCGCTGTTGTCAATTTAATCATAAACCCTTAATCCTCTAAACCTATGTTAGACAAACTGCTGGGCCTCATGCGGCCACTCCCCGACCCCGAGGGATCAACGAAACGAGTATTGTATGCTGTCGGTATCCTCCTTACCCCGATCACACTAGGCGGGGCACTGTGGGGCTATATCCGGTGCTATAATCGCCACTACCGGGACAAGGACGAACCCCCGTTACTTTATCCATTAACCCCATTACAAAGAGCTTCCATGATTGCCTTTGCTATACTGGTTTGGGTCATCATCTATGGGGTCATCGTCTTGTCTGTAATGCTGTTTGAAAACTCCCGAGTCGGTCCCAATGCGTTCTTCATTTACCTTATCGTAAACACAATTCTGACCCTAGTTTTCATGCGAGGGTTTGACCTGTGGCGGGATAAGGTCTGGGAATCCATCATGGAATCCAGAAGGTTCGGAACAGCCAAGTTTGCCACCGAGGAAGAAATGCAGGAGTTTAAAAACCAATCCGGTTTATATATCGGAGGAGGTAACTTTTATTCAAAGCAGGGACATTTAATTACCGTGGCCGGGACAAGAGGGGGAAAGGGAACCAACCTTATAATTCCGAATTTACTGGGAGTGGGAAGTTACAAAGGCTCGTGGGTTGTCATTGACCCCAAAGGAGAGAACGCGGCCATTACTTCAAGGTATCAGAAGTCCATCGGTCAGGATGTGGTTATATTAGACCCGTGGGGCCTCAACGGTGGGGCTGGAACCTACAATCCTCTGGACCTTTTAAAGAACTCCAAGACCCTTGCAGACGATGCGGGGATTATATCTGAAATGATTGTCCCGGAAGAAGAAAAAGGAGATAGGTTCTTTAATGACCGGGCAAGGTCTTTAATCACCGCCATGATTATTTATCTCATTGAAAAAGGGGAAGATCAACTCACGCTAATCTGGAAATGGCTTCGACTTAAAAAGGACGATTGGGCCGACCTCCTAGCGGATATGTCTGTAAGCGATAACGAGATTGTCTCAGGTGCGGCCAATGAGTTACTCACAATCATGGAAACAGCGGACCGGACGTATGGGTCTATCGTTGCCACCGCCCAACAGGCCACGGACTTTCTTAAATCCCCCGCCGTTCAGGAGAGCATGAAAAAATCCAACTTCAATATAAACGATTTGAGCAAGGGCAAGACCACCCTTTATGTTATCATCCCTGCAGATAAGTTAACCTCCCAGTCAAGGTGGCTTCGTTTAGTCGTGACGACTTCGTTAAGATCAGTCGTCAGGAACAAAGACAAACGGGTAACATTCTTGCTTGATGAACTCGCGGCTTTAGGATACCTTCCGGAAATAGAAACTGCCCTATCAACCTACGCGGGTTACAATGTAACAATCTGGGCTATCCTTCAATCACTCATTCAACTGTCTGATAAGTATGGAAAGAACTGGGAAAGCTTCCTAGGGAACACCGCTGTTAAACATTTCTTTTCTCTTGGGGATAACTTCACATCGGACTATGTGTCTAAGTCTTTTGGCAACCGGACGTTTACAGGGTTTGCTAAGGGCAACTCCACGGCTAGACCACTCATTACCCCGGACGAACTAAGACGCGCATCGGCCCATAAGATATTCGCGGTTATCGAGCAACGTCCCCCTACGTTCTATAACAAGCTAGCGTATTACGAAATGCCAGACCTTCAAGGGAAGTACGACCCTAACCCGTATTTCAACTAGGCTTGAGTTTGATCGACGGTAACGGGCTTCTCGTAGTCCGTGCCGCCGTTCCTTTAGAGGCTACCCACCAGTCGTTTAAATCCTTGTGAGGCTCATAGTAATGGTTCATAGAACCGAAGGGGATATTGAGGCTATGCAGAATGTCCCCTAGGCCAGCCGTTGCCAATTCTCCCGCCCGGTCATTATCCATGAAAAGATAAGCCTTGGAGGGATTGAGCGCCTTTATTGCGTCTTCGGCCTCATGCACCAGCGAAGTCGAATTTAGAATGATATGGGACTGAAACTCTAAGGTTGGTTCCACGTGAACCCATGTTACAAAATCGCTCCAACCCTCGAATATGAAAACATCCCCCTTGCCCTCTAGGGTTGTTATGCCTTTCTTCCCATGACAGAGCTTGAAGTTTCCCCCGCCTCTTTTGGGGATGGATATTTCCAATCCACCCTTGTCGTTCTGTAAAGAAAACCCGAAGGCCTTTTTCCCCGTCTCGGTGTTCAGGACTTGGACCTGCTTCATATACATTTCCGTTACATTCTTCTGGAAACATCTTCTGTGAAGTTCGGCCTTTAGAGGGTCGGCCCATATCTTGTCACTTTCCGATAAAATCTTGAATGTCTCGGAATACTGTTTCACCACGTCTCGCTTAAAAGGAACCAAGTCAACGGGTGACAACTGGGATATATATTCAACGGCCTGTTTAAATCCGTCCTTGTCATCTCGGGATATACCGTGAAAATCAAGATAAAGGTCGATAACAGAACCGCCCTTAAGGTGGTGGCCGAAGTCCTTCCAGAAATTTTTTGACGTGTCAATTTTAAAGGATGGGGTTTTTTCTTCCGGCCTAAGCGGTGAATACCACCATTCATCTTTTCCCTTTGTATGGGCAAACCGTCCCCCTAGCCTTTCAGCAAGATAAGAAACCGGAACAGACTTGATCTGGTCAATGTCCATACGCTATCATAACCCATGGCGAAACAAAAGCAATTTCAAACTTCCCTGTTTCCAGAGCCTTCATATCGAGTGGCTGAGATTCAACTCAGCTATAAATCCATCGTCCCCACAAGCGAAAGACCAAAGATAACCTGTTCTCGGGATGCGTATAACATTCTTATGGAATCGTGGGACAAGAACAAGCTTGAGTTGTTGGAGCAGTTCAAAGTGCTAACCCTCAACCGCGCTAACCGGGTTACGGGGATATACGAAGCCTCACAAGGTGGGGTAGCCGGAACAGTAGCCGACCCCAAACATATCATGGTCGCCGCTTTGCTTAACAACGCGTCCGGGATTATCCTCGCCCACTCCCATCCGTCTGGCAACCTTACCCCGTCTCAAGCGGATATGGTGCTTACGAAAAAACTGAAAGAGGCCGGGACGTTTCTTGAACTTCAAGTCCTCGACCACCTTATCGTTACACCCAAAGGCTATTACTCCTTTGCTGATGAGGGCATCTTTCCGTAGCCGTAGCGTTGTAAGCTCTCGCTGTATCTTATCCCGAGACACATAACCCCGTTTGTCGCATTGCTTTAATGAGTGTTCCATCCCTGAAAAGAAAGCTTCAATCTCGCGTGGTGTGGGGGTCATTCTTCCTCCCAATAACTTACATCACCTTCTGCTGCTGCTTCTGGTGATAAGTCGGGAAAGTCCACCATGTAGGACGCTGCCACCCCTTCTGCATAACCCCTCACGTCCATGTCTTCACGTTTCCCAACGATAGAAACCATGTGGGCTACAAATCGTTGAACATATTCTTTATCCGTCATATTGATAACATCCTTTCCACTTCTGCTTGCTTTATGTGCCAAGAGTATAAAGATTTCGGGTCACCCCTCTCGTTTGAATATTTTGCAGCCTGCTTTAAATGCCAATCGACATTCTTTGCATGAATAGCTTTCATGCGTTCGTTATGAGCAAATTCTTGTTTTTCTAGTACGTCTCTATCCTCTGGTCTGTAATACTCATAATCCTTATGTCTTAGGCCATTAAACACAAGCTTGCCAGCCTTCGTCATTGATCTGACTTTAGAGCGTAATTTCTCGTCACGGTATTTATATTTATGAACCGTGAAATATTCACCGCGTTTAGCTTTCCTTGCCGCCAATGAAAGAATTTCATCTTCGGTCATGCTATCTCCTTAAACTCTGGATGCGGCTGTAACACTCTCATGGCTCTCGCTACAACCGGATTACCGAACTCGTCGTAACCGTGACGCTCATCGTAAATCTTGCCACCGTCCACCGTCTGCCGGACAGGGTAGTGCTTGTTCTTGAACTTCTCGCGGTATTCGTAGAGTTGGGCCAATACGCCGTTATCCTTGGTCATCAAAAATCTCCATACTGAGTGAAATAAACCAGAGCAACACACCCGTAAACCAGTAGGGCCAGCGTTGCCACATGGGCGGCGAGTTTAAGTGAGTCGGTCATGATGCACCTGATTCATTGTTAAAGAACTTATCTTTAGTGCGAACGTGCGCCCAGAAACGATCTTGATTCTTGTAACTTAAATACATTTTCAAATGACGGATACATATGTCGTAAAAATCGTCGTCGCCACGAAACCAACCGTTCTTTACTCGTATGCAATGAGTGGCCGTTTGTTTACAAGCCGCGCACTCTGGCACACCGTCACGCTTTCCGATTTTGAAGCTATCGTAGTTTGGTGTCATCATTCAATCTCCATTCTGCAAAGTTCAATCGCTGTTCCATCCGGAAACGTCATCCAGCGGATCATATGAGATAACTTCCCGTCCGTGTATTCGCAGCTTGTGTAAAAGTCGCAATACTGTCTTTCCGCGTTCATGTTGTAGATCATGCAACACCTCGTTCTTCGAGAACCAAGCGGATTTCCGATTTCTCGTCCTGCATAGCGCGGTAGCGAGGAAGGTTTCCATTCAGGTTCGTAAACAGGTGGTCGTCGCCATACTCAAGGCCCATGATTTCATCAGCAAGTTTCGCGTGACGGGCAATCAGGTCGTTTGTCGATACGTCATTGTATTTGGTCATTTGATCTCTCCTTGTTTGTTTCCACATCGTCACGATACCACACAGAAAATGGATTGCAAGAAAAATCGACACACGATTATTGCTTTTTTTCGGCCAGATAATTTCATTAGCATAAGGTTAATTCCCTGCCCTGAACGCGCCTAAATCGTCCCCATTGAAAACAGAATTGCCATAGCCCGTCCGTTATGTTACACTCGGTCATGGCCGATAAAGTGGAATTGTATTACAAGTTCGTTGAAACCGGAAAAGAGATACGGTCGTATTACGATCCCGATGATGCGAAGCAATGCGAGAAAGCCTTTGCGTTCTGGCAAGCTACCCAGATGTCCCCGGATAACATATACGAGTTCATCTTGTATATGAACGCGTTTCTCCCGGTGGAGCCTCCGAGCTTGAATTAGAAAAACCAGCCCCGTGAGGGACTGGCTTAATTCTGACGGGTCGCGTGGCTCTGACCCCAGCGAGCACTAACCTAAAGTCTATACGACTTTGCCGTTAACTTCTAATTTATGAATGGTTTTTCCATCATCCGAACAGATATATGCTGTGCCGTAGACGAACAGCCTGCAAGGGCCGTCCTTTGCGTATTCGATAAAGCGAAGTGGAGCAAGTGCGCTTACAACCTTATCAAAATTGAACTCATTGAAGCCCTCGACATCTTGCGTAGCTTGGCGGTCTGCGCTCTCTTTGGATGGAATTGTTACGTCTTGGACGCCTTCGATGATGTAAATATCGTCGTCGAGATTATAGTATTTGATAAGCATGGTGTATCCTGTGTGTTAAGTGATAAGGCCTCTAGCATACCCCACCCGTTGTAAAAGTCAAGACGGTAGATAACGCCGATCTTTTTGCCGATCATTCTCAATTCAACTCAATGCCTTATCCTGAAAACGTGTAGATAGTGTGCCGATCTAGAGCTTGTTACTTGCTTTGCGCGTTGTTTTACGTTCGCGTGCTATGGCCGCTCACTACAACGCTTAAAGCTTCATACCAAGAGGTATCTAAATACCTCACATATTCAGGACTTGCATTTCCATGAAAAAGAAGATAGGATAAAAAAATGCCCCGGGTTTCTGGTGAGATTCCCGAGGCGGCTAACTGGTAATTCGGCTACGCAGTTGAGCAATAGAGGTACTATAATACCCCACAGCTCATTTGTCAATACCCTTCCAATTAGTTCTGATATGTCACCCTAGGTTTGCTGGCTTCAACGTAAAACCAGATAGGCAGTGGGGGTCTTTGCTCCGATAACTGGGGGACATCAGCAATCCTTGGTTACATGACGAGATTTCCGCCCCGGTCAAATGTACGCTTAGACTATGACCGCATCCGAACCGCTTCTTGATAACGGGCCATCCTCGTCTACGGGTGGATCAGGCGGAATGACTCACCGGATATGCTTTCAAGGCATCTAGACGAGTAGTTCGGGTATACACTGCCAGAGATTAGCCCCGAGAGGGAAACCGTTTTATGCCCGTGGGTATCAGGGTATCAAGCGGAAAGCGGACTATTATCTAAAGGATGAAACATGAACAGACAACACCTAAAGCACATACGCACAACGCTAGGTCTATCTCAAAAAGAAATGAGCATCGTCATGGGCTACAGTGAGGACTACCTCCGAGAGCTTGAGAACGGGCGCAAACCGATTATCGCAAGGCACGTCCAGATGTACCAGTCGGATAAAATCCAGAACGCATATAAGGTAATGGCAGACTTACGCAAGATTATCACAAATCAAAATAATCGTTGACATCCCAATTACGCGTGCTAGTGTGGAGTCGTGGAAACAAACAGGAGATTGAAATGAATAAGCATACAACGCAGGTGGTTTGTCTCGCACTTCTCATCTTTTCAGGGATAGCCCTCCCGATAACCCTAGGGGTACTGGTCGTGCGGGATTATTCCAATTGTGTAACCAACGCCGGGGAGTGGTGCTGATGACAAACGCAGAACGTGTATGTCGGAAGAAGAAAGGCTACGACACGGCAGAACAGGCTGTTAAAAGCCAGATATATTTCTGGCGCAAGAACGGATCGACAGCTAACGCCTATCGCTGCACCGTATGCGGAAAGTTTCACCTTGGGAGAAAAAGATGACCGACAAACCGATTGACCTTCTGACAGCCCTTGAACACACGGACTGGCTTCTTGACCCGAGCAAGCACAGCGCATTTGATGAACACCAAATGGAGTGCTTTTTAAAAATATGGGATGCAGCAAGAGAACATTACCGCGCCAGCCAGAGCGCAACAGAAACCGCATGGCAACACCTATGGGGGGTGGAATACCAAGGCAAAATTCATGGTCGCATTTTCTTTGAAACTGAGGAAGAAGCCGAAGAAGAAGCGCAAGCCGAAAGAATGTCTGGAAAAGACGGTGCAAAAGCAATCTCTGTTCTTGTAAAGCCTAAGCCACGCGTTACCGCACCACAGGGGACGCAGACCGCCCTTGAACGCGAACGCAAAGACCACGAAAAGTCACTTGAAGAACGCGACCATTATCACGACATGGCCGATAAGCTGGCAAAGAAAATTGCTGTAATGTGCAATGTCGATATTGGCGAACACTCGAACGCAAACTGCCCGTGGCAAAATGCGCTTGATGCAATCGAGGCACAGGGGACGGACACCCCGACAGGAGAAACGAAATGAGCAAGAAAAAATGGAACAGATACAGTATGAATGACTACTGGGCCATCAAACACGCCAACGGAGCGTTGGTCTGCACATCGTATTCAAAATCAGGGGCGATTAAATCATTTCTCGAAGGATATACACCTGAAAGCAGATGGGCGTCATGGAAATATTGGTATCGAGTTGAAGGGGCCAGAGCCGTGAAGGTTCGTATTATTGAGGTGCGGTCATGACGGACAGTAACGCCAAGCCAGTCGAGGTAACGGACGCGAGGAAACAACGCGCTCTTGAAATGGCCAACGGATGCGGCATGAAAGGCGACAGCTACATTGTGCCAAAGGAATGGATGCTTGAAATCCGAGCCGCGCTGCAAGCAGACCCACAGGAATTGCTCACCGAAGCGCACGAGGCTTTGGGTCACGCTATCGCAACGATAAAGGCTCACGTTCCAGAAGATGCTCTTGGTGTCGGCGGCAATCCAGAAGAAACACGATGGTTCATCCGAGACGAATATCTGTCATACATGCAAGCCGCTTTGGACAAGCTATCGAAGCGTATAAACAACGGAGACGACAATGGCTAATTATTACATATCACAGGTTCTTGTTGACATTGATGGTGTGAGCTGGTCTTTCAAAATAGAGAGTCCAAAGTCAATGGAACATTCGCGTTATCTTGGATACCTTGAGGCGTTTGAAGAAGGATATAAGCCTGAACCTTTGCGCGAAAAATGGTGGCAGATTTTTAGGCCATCTGAATATGAGCCAGCTTTACTTAAGGCAATCTCTGACAACGGAGACGCTGCGGCGCGACTACAGGAGGGAAAATGACGGGTCTTAATTGGGATCAAGTTAATTTCAATGTGTGGTGTGTCCGCACGGAAAAGGCGGAATATACCTATCAGAGATTGGAGCCATACGATAAGGTAACGCATTCCGCAAAACTTGGGAGCGATGTTCTTATTATCAATAACGATGCGCCTATAAAGGTAAATGATATAGAACACGCAGAAATGTTGATTTCAGAACACGAGCGCACAACGCCCAGAAAGGACAGGTGAATGATGACCACGCAAGACAAGAGCGCGACTAGCGCGATAGAGCAAAGCTCTCCGATGCCTGACCACAGAATATGGGCCGATAGAGACCGCGTATATACAGAAAAAAGCGTGTATTCCGTCAACAGGGATGGGTCTGACCTTGTAATGGCCAAAGATGCACCAGAAGTAGCCGAATACATCCGTGCAGTCGTCACCAAAGAGGAGGCGCAGGGGGCGATGATGTGGATCGATAAACAAATCGAGTATGTTCTTGGTTTGGACAGTGGAAGTGGTGATGCCGTTATAATGAAAACACTCCGCGCATTAGCCGAAGCGGCCAGCAAGTAGGAGCATGGGATGACTGGAAAGCCCTGCCACTCGGAAGATGCGCACGTTTTTGTTATATGCCCTTGTTGCCACGGGGGTGCAGAGCCAGAATGTGAATTATGCGAAGGTCAAGGGACTTGTTACAACGTTGATGCACTCAAATGGATGGGAGAAATTGTATGACCACCACCGACGACACACGCAAGGCCTTATATGATTGGGATAACCCAGAATTTCTCAAGCAAGACTCGTATACAGAAGATGACGTAGCTTATGCGGCTTGGGGATGGCGACAAAAGCATAAAGAAACGATCCGATCCGCGCTGGAAAAGCAGCTAAACGGCGGGTGGTTGCCGATTGAGACTGCCCCGAAGGAAGGAATGACCCAAGTAAAACACGACTTTGCGGCGGCATATGATTTCATCGAACGCGTTATCGAAAGAGATGAGCTGAACAACGGGCATTCTAGACAAGTTGATGCCATCCGTTTCGCGCTTAAGTTCACCGAGAAGATGATGCAGGAGCCGAGTGATGTTCTTATCGCCGAGGTTGAGGACATGACGGCAGCGACATACGCCGATGCGAAAAAGGCAATTCAATATGTGCGCGACCAAGCCATTAAGGAGATAGAATGACCAAATACACCATAGGTAAAGTATACGAGATCGTGCCGAGAATATATTTCGTCGGTTTCAGCAGAAATAGATTTGCAACACTATTCGGGTATTCCCCGACAAGTGGAAATCCAGTTTTCCATGAAAAGGGAGAATATTTCGAGGTTGACCCAAAATTGTCGAACATCGCAGAAATAGCAGATAACCCATTGACAACACCAGATGGTAGTGTATGATACAACCGGACAGGTAGAGCGCATGACCGTTCCGCTACTAATGCCCAAAGGTCGTAAATCATGGGAACCTGCCCAATTTATTTTTCGTGGCCAACGCATAGACAAACAGTTGGAGCCTACTCGATGAGCAGTAGTTCCGGCCTTTGAGCGTAACGGCTACTGTTCGTCAAGTCGGCCTATCGAAGAAAGTGCTTCTGGTTTGCTCTTCCCTATCCGTAGGGTTGTGCCCTTTGGTAACTCGGGCAGTGGAAGCACTCTCTTGGACAGGTAATTGGGGGCTTATAATCCCCTTTGAAGCATGAAAGTGTGGTTGCAAACGCATTAGTATTGTGGTTCCTGAACCGGCGGCTTGGGGTGCTATCGCCATAGAAAACAGCCCCACCTTTCTGACTATAAGTGCCTATCTCTGCCTAGCCCCCGTTTGAACAGGCATGCCTAGTGTTCTCTCAGGGGTTAGACAAAGACAGGTGACAACCAGCGAAGCAGAGTAGATTACGCGCAGAACTAGTGCGGCGTGGCGAAGGTGCGGCCTAGACTTAGAATGAAAGCCGCGTTGCCTGTCTATTAACATAAGGCCCAACATAGGGTTAGAGGTTGTGATGAGTATGTTCAGGAAGAAGTTGACCAAGGCCCACAAGCTGGAGATTCTCGACCGGGTGCATATCCAGTCCCAACAGGTACAGCAAGCCCTATGCGCCCATGTGGTGTATGAAAACGACCCCGGGTTTCGGGTGTTTATTGATAAGGCTGTAGGGGCATTAGAAGACGCTTATCAATACGCCGGGAATCAGTTACCATAAACGGCCACGGACCATCCTGAGGGGAAATGACACGAGACGAGCCATTGCCGAAGTTCAGGTGGATATAAATGCTAGACTCATATCGCATGCCATCTCTAAAGAAAGAGAAGCTAGAAGCTTCCACGGAGCCTTTTGATGATGAATACGTAACAATACTTGTCCATCAGCAGCTTATCATTCAAGAAGCCAATGTCGAAAACCATCTGGATACTATTAGGCATCTTAAGAAGCGCATGGACGAATCTCAGGCGGAGATCAACAGAAGCCGAGACATAATCACGAAGCTTAAGGTGCTCAAGAAGAGATTTGACACGCATAGCCAGTAGGGTATAATACCACCTGAACCGATTAGAGGGTATAATGGCCGCACGTACAGGTAAGATCAGACACGATGAAGAAACTCGCCTCAAAATACAAGCGAGTCAGCTAATTAATCGCATTAATAATCATATATATACATATCCGACAGACCCAGACTTTGCTAAGAAGTACATGGACCAGTCTCAAGTCCGTGCAGCACTTGGATTATTGTCGAAGATTCTCCCTGACCTCAAGGCAATGGAACACACTGGGGAAGTCACCCAGAAGTATGTTATGGCTCTCCCTGCCCCTATTGAGTCAGCCGAGCAATGGCAGAGCAATCACACGACACTTCAGTAATCTGGAAGCCCCAGCCCGGCCCTCAGACCGCCTTAATACAATGCCCAGTCTTTGAGGTGTTCTTTGGTGGAAGCCGTGGTGGTGGTAAGACTGACGGGATGTTGGGTGACTGGGTGGCTCACGCCGGACGATATGGTGCGAATGCCTCTGGGTTAATGGTACGCCGTAAACGTACTGAACTCATAGACACCATTGAAAGATCAAAGGCTCTTTATGGACCATTGGGTGCGAAGTACAATGAACAGGATAAGCTCTGGCGGTTTCCCGATGGCGCACGATTACGATTTGCATATTTAGAGAATGACAACGATGCGAATAACTATCAGGGTCATGCTTACACTAGGGTATACGTTGAGGAGATCGGCAACTTCCCAAGGCCCGACCCGATCTTAAAACTCATTGCTACACTTAGAAGCTCCAACGGTGTGCCTGTCGGCTTTAGAGCCACCGGAAACCCCGGCGGTGTTGGGCATGGATGGGTGAAGGAACGATATATCAATCCCGCCCCTGCCGGATGGAAGATAATTAAATCAGAATTCAATAACCCATTTACAGGGGAAACGATTAGCCGAGATCGTGTATATATCCCATCACGCCTAACGGATAACAAACTTCTTATGGAATCCGATCCGGGCTATGTTGCCAACCTTCAGATGATTGGGTCACCTGAACTCGTAAGAGCGTGGCTAGAGGGGGATTGGGACATTGTAGCGGGAGCCGCGTTTGAAAAGCTGTCTCGCAATCGTCACATGGTTAGAACATTTGAAATTCCCGAACATTGGACAAAATTTACCTCAATGGACTGGGGAACAGCCAAGCCATACGCAATACTCTGGTGCGCTGTGGTAGACGATACGTTAGTGCTTAAGGCCCGTGATAACTGGAAAGAAAGACTTATAGCCAAGGGGAGCATTATTGTTTATCGTGAACTGTACGGCTGCACGAAACCCGATACAGGGACACGAGAAGAATCATGGGAGGTCGCCCGTAAGATGATCGACCGAGAAAATGAGCCAATTGATTATCGTATTGCAGACAGTGCTATGTGGGCTGAACACGACGGACCGAGTGCGGCAGAGAACTTTATGAAGGAACTCGCAAGATTAAAGAAAGCGGAGAAGACCAAGAACCCCGTGTCTATGGAAAAGTCCCGTAAAGATCGTATGGCGAACTATCTTGAACTCCGTAATCGTATTGCTGCGGTAGACGGGGAACAACCCGGCCTGTACGTGTTTCCAACGTGTGAGCATTTCTGGCGAACCGTACCGGATTTACAATTAGACGAACGCGACCCTGAAAAGGGATGGGATACCGATCAAGAGGACCACATTTGTGATGCGCTTGCCTATGCGATTGTGTCACGTCCTAAACTGTGGACGTTTAAAGAGCGCGACATTCTCGCTTACGACCAAGCGCGGGAGAAGTCCTTTAAAGCCGACCGTGGAAATAAAGTTGGGCGATACTCATAATTTCTCTTGACAGGTTCTTAACGCACCCTTAGAACAGATGCAGGGTGATTAGATGAGCCGATACGATAAGTTACTAGAACTGATAAAAGTATTCCAGCCCGCGACGATTGCCGAGACAGGCACATGGAAGGGCACTAACGCAGTCCGTATGCTCAAGGCAACGGGCTTAGAGAAGCCCCACTATATCGGATTTGACTTATTCGAAGAAGCCACTCCTGAGACGGACCATGCAGAGTTTAATATCAAGCCTCATAACCGTATCGTTGACGTAGAGAAGTTCATCAAAGAGCATTGCCCCTTAGCTGAGATCAGTTTAGTCAAGGGGAACACCAGACAAACCCTCCGCCCTCTTATTGTAGACTTTGCCTTTATCGACGGTGGGCATTCACTTGAAACCATCGCGCATGACTACGAATGTCTTAAAGGCTCGTCGGTGGTTGTGTTTGACGATTACTATACTCCCGATAGCGAAGGCAAGATGCCAGACATTTCCATAGTAGGGTGTAATAAGCTATTAGAGGGCATCCCTCACGCGGTTATTCCCTCGACGGATCAGGTTAAGACGGGCGGTATTGTAAGTTTGGCAGTGGTGTTTGGCGGATGAATGGGCCACGGTCTAATGAAATGCGGGTTATAGGTGGTGCAAAAACCAGTCTACATGTGTTATCCGAAGGTGTAGACTATTACTTCGATGATTGCAGTTATTTTTATGATGAAGAACTACTGATGGGTATTATGGATAAAGATGGAAAATGTATTGCCTATTTCCGAGATTGGTCATTAGTCAGGGATATGAACGGATGAAAACGGTGGTGTTTGGAGCATAAAATGATAAAGTATAAGGTTGTTGTTGCTTTGGATGAGCTTACCATTCACGCGGACTACGCTGTAGTTAAAGACTCTATCCTATCATTTTATAATCGTCGGGTAACGGAAGTTCCAATTGCAGCGTTTCGTAATTGGGAATACTTTACAGAGGTAAAATGATCAAATTCCTCGCCCTTATGATGTTATTCACCATCGTTATTGGTGTGTTCTGTGGGTATGGTGAAGATGAATAAAGAAAAACCAGATATTGTGAAAGTTATTCAGGAATATGGCAACATTGCTTTAAGTCATATGCTTCACACGGAGAAAATACCAGAACTTACGTCCGAAGAAAGAAAGTGGGCCGAGGATAATCTTTACCTAACCGTTAGGATTGAGGTTATGGAATGAATAAAGTCGTCCTTATCTCAGGTGGTTTTGATCCTCTCCATTCAGGGCATATGGATTATATCGAGGGCGCAGCACAATTAGGGAATGTCGTTATCGCCCTTAACTCTGATGCGTGGCTTATTCGGAAGAAGGGGTTCAAGGTATTGGACTTCGATACACGGTTTAGAATCCTGAACGCCCTCGGGTGCGTCGATTGGGTTTACGCGGTGGACGACACAGACGGTTCGGTATGTCAGGCGATTAGACGGATTAAGCCGGACATCTTCGCCAATGGTGGGGATAGGTTCGCTGATAACATACCAGAAAAGAAACTGTGTGAGGAAATGGGCATTGAGATGGTGTTCAACGTGGGCGGGGGGAAGAAGGATTCATCAAGCCAGATTGCCAAGCGTGTAGCCAGTGAGATAAGCGACTTACAACGGCAAGAGGCCTCGAAGTGGTGGTGAGTTAATGGCCATTGGCTACTATACAGACAACAGCGTGTCCCAAACAGTCATGAAAGCCTTTGCTAAGGCCGGACACCGCACCGAACACATTAAAGATTTTTACTCTCACCGATCTCTATTATCCCAGCGTCCATATGTATTCTATGGCATTCTCAGGGGATGCGGGAATGCTATTCGTTGGTGCAATGACGGTAAAGTGGAATACTATTACGTCGATAACGGATACACCGATGCCATTTACATGGACGGCAAGGGCCACAAGGTCATGGAAGGGAAATACCGGGTTGTTAAGAACGGCTTGATTACACCCTATACCGGAGAGCCACAGATCAAGCCCCGTAAACAATTACGTGTCTTAGTGTTACCACCCTCGCCCTATACGGCATTTATGAACGACACAACCCCGGAAGACTGGTCCTTGGTGTGGAAGCATCGCGTCGAGGCTATGGGAGATTGGGGGGTTATACGCAAGAAGGACGAGAAAACTCCATTTGGTGAACAGGTCAAGGACTATGACGCGGTGATTGCGTTTAACTCGATGGCGGTTATGGAAGCCGCGAAAATGGGGAAGGCGGTTTACACAACCCACGGACTTGTCACGAACGATCACCTTTACGAGAGGTGTATTCCGTATTACGACTACGAAGACATGGTTAAATTCTACTCCGACAAACAGTTCACATTAGAAGAAATTGCAGAGGGCAAATGGATCAAGAACTAACAATCTTTATTGGTTGGGATGGTAGAGAGAAAATCGCATATGAAGTATGCAAGCACTCCATCGAAAAGCACACTAAACATGATGTTAAGATCGTACCGCTTTATCATAAGGAGCTAAGACGACAGGGCTTCTTCTCTCGACCATGGGAAACCGAGGCGATGACTGGGAATATGCGTGACCTTATTGATGGTCGTCCTTTCAGCACTGAATTCTCACACACACGCTTCCTCGTTCCAGCTTTAATGAAGTACAAAGGCTGGGCGCTGTTTATGGATTGCGACATGGTTGTGAGATGCGACATTCAAGAGGTGTTTTCACATATTGATAACAAGTTTGCTGCGATGTGTGTGAAGCATAGACAAAACGTAAACTCTGCCACAAAGATGGATGGGTCGGTTCAAACCTCCTATCACCGTAAGAACTGGTCTTCGTTCCTCTTGTTCAACTGCGGCCACCCATCTAACCGTAAGCTCACCCGTGAGGTTGTTAACACGGCCATGGGTGGATGGTTGCATGGACTGTCATGGCTGAATGATAACGAGATCGGTGACTTGCCTGATTATTACAACTGGATTTCAGGCACGAGCCGCGCAGATACTAAACCACGAATTATTCACTATACGGAGGGCGGGCCGTGGTTCAGTGATAAAAAGGACGTGATGTTCGGTGACTTGTGGTGGGATTATTACAAATCATTCCATGAGTTCCTCCCTTCCCCGAGCGATGAACTGTTAGCCGTTAACTATGGGAGCCTATGATTGACCAAAGCACTCATCACGGGGGTAAATGGCCAAGATGGAGCCTATCTGTCTTCTTTTCTCATGGAAAAAGGATATGACGTTATTGGAATAGCCCGTAAGAAAGGCCCCACTCCAAACCTAGATTATACCTGTAAACGTAAACCCAGAATGTATTACGGGGATGTGTCGGAACCGGAATTTATTAATCAAGTATTAAGTAAGGAACGTCCAGATGAGATTTACAACCTTGCAGCGCAGTCTCATGTCGGAAACAGCTTTAACAACCCCGCTTCGACAATGCAGACGAATTATCTTGGTTTGGTTAACCTCATCAACGCAGTCAAGACGTTCAAGATAGAGGCGAAGATTTACCAAGCCGGGACAAGCGAGATGTTTGGTGATTCGGGGGATAAGAAGCAGAATGAACTAACCCCGTTTAAACCCAAGTCCCCTTATGGTATTGCCAAACTGGCCGCTCATTACGCAGGGGTCAACGCTCGGGCTGAGGGTATTTGGGTATCGAATGGGATTCTGTTCAACCACGAAAGCCCTATACGCGGAGAGGACTTTGTAACCCGCAAGATTACTCTGGGTGTGGCGAAGTTCCTGCGAAGCGGTGAGGGTATCTCTCTGGGTAATATGTCCGCCCGTAGGGATTGGGGCTATGCCAAGGACTATGTAGAGGGTATGTGGATGATGCTCCAACACGACACGCCGGATGATTTTGTATTAGCCACGGGTGAGACGTATTCCATCGAGGAGTTTATTGCATATTGCTTTGATGCGGTAGGTCGAGAGATTGTCTTTATCGGTGATGGTGTAAATCGTTTGGGGTATGACGTTCTGACGGATAAGGTGTTCTGTAAGGTTGACAAAGCATTCTACCGCCCGAATGATTTGAATTATCTCTGCGGGGACTACTCAAAGGCAAAAGAGTTGCTAGGCTGGGAGCCTAAGATTAGGTTAAACAAGTTATCGAAAATGATGGTGGAAGAGGATTTACGCCGATGAGAAATTGGATTAAGCGTCACTATTTTGACATTCTAGTTTCTCTATATTATTGGTTGAGAAAACATCTTATGGATAACACAGTAAATTCTTGCATTGTGATTGACCCATCCTCGAAGGAATGGAAGATTCGTTATTATTTTGACCCTGACATGGAACCGAGAGACGAGAAATCAACACCACGCTTTGCCGATGTGTTCAATAACAAAGTATACAAGGCTAATATTATAGGACTTGAAGAAGCAGCATTTCTTGTGGAGAGAAATGGCAAGAAATACTATTGGAGAAGCTAAATGAAAATTGCAGTAGATAAACCAAGCGTTAAAGAAGTCACCGAAGTTTTGCGGGTCGCATTAACCGGAACACTTACAGGGCCACCGCTTGGCGAAATTATAACAGTTCTTGGTAGAGACGAAACAAGAAAACGCCTACAAGAAACTATGTTTTATATGAATAACATGGGTGTGATATAATGAAAATAGCCGTATGTACGACCTTCCCGAATCACCATTGGAATATCTGCGCTGCGGAGATGCTGGCAAGTTTCCACGCCCATTGGCCGGAAGACATTAAGATATTCGTCCAGATTGACGAACAGGATGAGGAAACCACCAAGAAGCTCCATAATGCTATCGTGGATACATTGGGGGAAGACCGTTCATTTATCTCCCACCGATTCGACAAGGACCAGAAGGACTTTATTGACCGTTGGAAGGACCATAAGCCGGAAACCTATTTGCATGACGTGGTGAAGTTTTCAAATAAGGTCTTTGCTATTGAGAAATGCGCCGAGGCGATTAAGGACGATTACGACTATTTGATCTGGCTGGACGCGGACGTTATTACCAAGAAGCAGGTCACGTATGACTGGTTGAAGACAGTCCTCCCTGAAAATGAAGTGTGTTCGTATCTTGGTAGAGAGGGCTTTTACTCTGAGTGTGGATGGGTGGCATACAACCTGAAGGCTGGTGGTTATGATCTTATCAAAAAGATGAAAGATTATTACACGACAGACGCATTCAAGGAGATTCAATCCGGCTGGACCGATTGCCATGTCTTCGATGCGGCAAGAGAGGGCCAAGGCTTGAACCTATCATCTCATTACGTCAGAGGACAGTCGCCAATTGACGTATGGCCGTTTACAAAGCTGGCTGAAAAGCTCGTGCATCGTAAGGGAAACCGGAAGAACATTGCAGCGGAGAAAAAAATGCAGAAAAAGGTTAACGTGGTGGATGCGGGTGACATTAACATAAAAACTAAGAATTGTCTTGACCACGAAAAGATTTGCGCCAACGTTAAGGCTAACATTGCCCAGATCAGAGTATGGGCGACGATTACCCAACCCACGGATCAGGACATTGTGATTTGTGCGGCAGGTCCATCCCTTGTGGATCACATTGACGAGATTCGAGAGAGACAGAAGAACGGGGCCAAGGTTATCGCGGTTAAGCATGCGATTGACACGCTTAAAATGTATAAAATCAAGCCTTGGGCTGTTGTTCTCTTGGACCCTAGGGCGCACGTTGAGGGGTTTGTAAAGGCCCCTGACCCGGAGGTTATTTATTTTGTCGCGTCGATGTGCGACCCTTCGGTAGTAGAGACCCTGAACAAAAACAAATGCAAGGTTGTGGGGTATCACGCCCTTGTAAACGCCGGGGAGATGAGCATTATGCTTCCCACGGAACTACCCGTTGGTGGTGGTTCAGCGACCTCCACCCGGGCCATTGGGCTGTTCGCGGATATGTTCGGGTATAAGAACTTCCACCTTTACGGCTACGATTTGTGTTACTATCAAAAACCTGATATGAATATGCAAGGCGACAACGGGCCGAAGTATATGGAACTGAATATCGGTACTCATACTTACGGAAATAAATACGTCACCCGGACATTCTGGACGGAGGGGCAGTTTCTCGCTCAATCGAACGAACTGAAGACATTGCTTAAAGATAGAAAAGACCTGAATATTAAAATCTACGGGGATGGTATAGCCGGGTGGTTGTATAAGCATCAGGTCGCCTTGGACAAGTTCATGGCGGAATATAACCAGAACCTAAACAACAAACGTAGCAACGCCGCCAACTTGGATAATTTTACCTATGCAGCCTTTACAGGAAATGAACTCTCTAGAGGAGTTTAACCCAGATGAAATCGTCGAGTTGGTCGAGGAAGATGCTCCGGTTGAGCGGCCTATTACATCGAATCTTCCGGTTGAAGAGACAAATGTTGCCGAAGGCCTCGACGACGAAGAACTCCGAAAGATCGGTGAAAAGGTCATTAAAGACTACGAGAGCGACCTTGAAAGCCGTTCCGAGTGGGAAGCGCAACACGCGCAATGGTTAAGTCTTTATTACCAGACTGACAAAGCGACCAATCCACCTTGGGAGGGTGCGAGCGAAGAATCTCTCCCGGTGATGACGGAGGCCGTCAATCAGTTTCAGTCGCGTAGTTACAAAGCATTCTTTCCGAATCGGTATTTCGTGGATGCTATTCCATCGGGGCAATCCAACCCTGACGCTAGGGAACGTGCGGAGCGCATTGCTGCGCATATGAACTTCCAATTGGGGGTTCTGGATAAGACTTACAAGCGCAATAAGAACCAAATGTTCATGGCTGCGGCTTTACATGGCTCTGACTTTACCAAGACGTATTTCGATCACCTTAAACGCCGAACTATTATTGAGCGGGTCCGGGCGCATGATTTGATTGTCCCGTATCAGGTTGGACCAAAAGGTATTGAGGAGCTTGAGCGCAAGACGCATCGTAAATACATGTCTGTTAACCAGACGAAAATTCTTGAGAAAATGGGGTATTTCATTACCTCAGCCGAACCGTGGGATGATAACGACGGGGACGATTATCAGAATGAAGTCGATAGCGCACAGGGCATTGAGGGATACAATGAATACTATGAAGATGGCAAGGATGCTCTTATCCTTGAACAGCATTGTATTTTGGATCTCGACGAGGATGGTATTGCAGAGCCTTATATTATCTGGGTAGATTGTCAGTCGCGCAAAGTATTACGCATTCAAATTCGCTATGAAGTGGACGAATTCGGCGCTCCCCTACAAGACAAAGAGCCGATTGAGTATTTCACGCACTATCAATTTATCCCGAACCCAGACGGTTTTTATGGGTTTGGGTTTGGACACCTCTTAGCGAAAATCAACTTTGCCCTAAACAAGCTTACGCGAATGCTTATCGACGCAGGGGAACTGTCCACCGTTGGTAACTTAACATATCTTATCTCTGAGACCCTTGGGATTGAGGGTGATGATTTTGAGATGGTGATGGGTAAGGGGATGAAAATTCCCCGTTCAGTGGATGATATTCGCAAGCACTTTATGAAGCTTGAGTTTGCACCTCCTTCCCCGGCCATTCAGGTTGCTATTCAGTATTTACAAGAGACTTCCCAGAGAATTTCAGCCTCATCGGATATTCTTGCTGGCCAGCCGGACAAGGTTTATCAACCGACTGCTTTGCTTTCGATGCTGGAGCAGGGCCTTCAACTCTATTCAAGCATTCAAGAGTTCATGGCCGTTTCCATGGAGGACGAGTTACAGAAGGTCTACCGCCTTAACGCCAAGTATCTTCAATCGGAAGAATACTTTATGGACGGTGACAAGCAGATTACGGTAACTCCAGAGGACTACAGAGATGATTTTAGGATTGTTCCTGTTTTCGATCCCAAGTATTCGACGCGCTCTCAAAAACTGGCGAAGGCGCAGGCGCAATACGAATTCGTCATGACTAACCCCCAGACACAACAAAACCCTAACGCGGTTTATCTTGTGTCAAAGCGTGTATTGGAAGCGTTGGATACCGAAAATATTGACGAGGTATTACCGGAACCATCGGTCCCACAAGTAGCCCGTATAGACGACCAGAATCTTGAAAACTCGTATTTCTTAATGCCACCGGATAAGCGTCCTTTGTTTGACGTATTCCCAGACCAAGATCATATGAACCATATGAAGGGGATTGATAAGTTTATCTCCTCTTTCTTGGATCAGGGCGAGGCTTTGGAAATCCCATTAGAAGGCGAAGACCCAGAGAAAAAGAAACCCGGCGAATCTCAAGTAAATACCAAGGGTGATCCGGGGATTAAACGTCTCGTGATGTCGATGTCTACGGAGCAAAAAGAAGAACTGGTTGCAAACCTTTTAAGACACCGCGCTATGCACGTTGCTTATATGTATGGCCAATTGAACGGAGTAATGGATGCGCAAGGAAACCCCATTGGACCAAGCGTTGCTGGCCAAATGGCAACGGAACCAAACGACGATGCAGGTCTGGCAAAGATTGTGCAGCTTATACAAGCATCAGGCATGGCGGACGTGTGACGTAAACAAGATCGAATTCTACCGTGGACAAGCTGCCATGATGGAAGAATTGGAGAAGTTCTTTGATCCGCAAAGCGACCCTAAGTGACCTTGATAACATAATTGAATTCACAAAGCCGTATTATGAAGAGAGCGTTCATTATAAGAAGCTGACATATTCAGAAGCCGCGTGCCGCAGGACATTGGCCGGATGGCTGAATCACTCGCACGTAATTGTCGTGGAACGCGATGAGATTGTAGGTGTTGGTGTTGTGACCATCGGTCAGACTTGCTACGAAGAGCTTGAAGCAGAGATGAACCTATTCTATGTGAGCAAGGATTATCGTGGTAAGGGTGTTTCCCGCTTACTCGCTGAAGCTATAACGGAATTTGCAAAATTGCATAAAGTGCGTATAATCCATGCAAGTAACATGTCCGGTATGGAAGGCAACAACGACAAGCTGTGGATTAATCTTTTCCGTAAATACGGCTATCAGGTCATTGGAACAACGTTGGCGAGGATATTATAATGGGTAAGAAGCTAGGAACGATAGGAAAGATCGGAGCGGTTGCTGCCGCACCATTTACAGGCGGTGCGTCGCTATCACTTCTAGCTTATCCTGATGCGATTGGAGGCATATTAGGCGCAATTACCGGAGCGAATAATATGTTTGGCAAGCAAGACAAGCAAAAAGCCCCCAAAGCCATGGAAGCTGCTCCTTTTAAACCAGTCCGCCCCGGTGAAGTGAACCGCCCACAGTCATTGAATGAGCTAGCGGCATTCTCACCGGAACAAGCCCGCTCATCCCTCGCAACGCAAGGGCTAAACCAAGGTCTTGGAGCAGAGGAAGATTCATACTATCGGAACCTCTTGCAACGCTCCCTTATTGGTGAGGGAAATAAAGTGGATACCAGCAATCCGAACTTCCTTATGCCGATTGAAAGCCAGTATTTCTCCCAACAAGGCAAGAATACGTCTGACATCATGGAATTCCTCCGTGGCATCTCAGGTTAATACGTAAATAGGGTAATTTGACAAACCTGAATATCACTCCCCATAATTCGTTAAGAACGATTAGAAAGGATTGATATGACAGAACAAGCGTTCAAGGCTGCGGAGAAATTCGACCCAATCTTCGACAGAGTATTAATTAAACGAGATGTCAGCGCAATAGAGCGTAGGGCAAATGCGGCGGGCGTGTTAATTACGACAAAAACAAGTGATTCATACAAATCATCCGAGGGCACTCTTATCAAGTGCGCTCCGAATTGTGACGAATCCGTAATTGCACTAACAGGAAAACGCATTTTATTCGCTCGGTACTCTGGTGACGACATCACAGTAGGCGGCGAGGATTATGTATTGGCAACAGACAGAGACATCTTTGGAGCATTAAATGACTGATGAGAACGTAGAACCCGAAATCGAAGTTGTGCAGGAGGCCGTGGAGCCTGAGGTAGTAGAAATTCCGTCAGACGATCCTGTAGAAGAATCACCCGCAGAAAAGGCTTTTGACCCCAAAAAAGACCGTGTGGACTTCGACAAACCCGAACAACAAGAGAAGTTCGATTACGTCTACAAACAGTTGAAAATGTCGGATAACCGTAACGCCATGCTTACGGACTTTCTCCAAAAACAACAGGAGCAGCTTGATAAGCTAAACTCACGTTTTGTTGAAAACGATACTCAGGAAGCCGAGAAGGTTCTTACGGAAAAAATCCGTCTTGCTCGGGAGAATGACGACCACGAAGCGTATGATAAAGCGTTTCAGGAGCTTGTTGACTTCAAGGCGACGAAAATAATTGACAAAAAGGTTAACGAGTACGCGGCGAAAGAAAGCCAGACAGAGCTTGCACAGGCAAAATACGTCGCTTCGCTTATGGAAGAAAAAGATGACACCGGGCAATACAAACGGCCTTGGTTGCAGGAAGGTCACCCTGAATTTGATAACTCATTAAGTCAACTCGCTGTAATTGCTTACAAATATCAGAAAGACCCGGACGTTCTTCAAAAATCACTCAAAGAACTGGATCAGATCATGGGAAGTAAGAAGACCACTCAAGAACCGCCTAAACAGAACCGCGCCCCTAATCCGATGCAGGGGTCAAATTTGACAAACTACAAACCGAAAGACAAAGTAACAATGACACGAGCAGAAATTGAAATTGCGAAGAAACTTGGCGTTGACCCCAAACGTTATGCTGCCCAACGCGACAGCCGCAAAGGAGTCAAATAATGCCTCGTGGTATTCCAAAAAATAAGACCGAAAAGACCGATCAGACCGACGCGACAGAAGAAATCGTGCAAGAGCCTGTTATCAAAAAAGGGACGAAACCCGGCTGGCGACCAGCAGGACAACTGCCCTATCTGAAAGCCCCTAGCGGTTTTACGGCTAAGTGGGCTTCAAGCGACCCCGGCAAGCTTACCAAATTACGAGCTGAAGGCTGGATCGTGATGAAACCGAGCGATAACAAAGGCGATCCTATTGTTCATGTAGATGTGAATGACGGGAGTTCCTTACACGGCGAGTTGCGTTACCGAGACATGGTGGCTGTCATGCTGCCACGCGAATTGAAAGAGGCGCGAGAAGAGTGGCTCCGTAATGAGAATAAAGACGCGATGCGTAATATTCTTAAAAACACGGACGAGACGCTAAAAGAACATGGTGTTCAGACTTACTCACCCGGTGGGCAATCTGGACGTATCGTAATCGAATAACATTGAGGTTATTAAATGGCTAATCAACGCGGCTTCGTTCCATGCCGTAAATTGGACGGTGGAAAGGCGATTACCAAGACTTTTGCAGTCTCCGCCTCCACAAACGAAGCCTATTCGCTGGGCGATCCCGTTATCCCGTCTACTACGGGTAAGGTTCGTCCTTTGAAAGCTGGCACTCCGCTTGCCACCCGTCCCTTGGGTGTCATTATTGGTTTCTTGGATTCAAACCAGAAACCGCTCACGCATAAACTTCCGAGCGCTGGTCCTTATCTGGCCTCGGGTGAATCGGGTTATGCACTTGTGAACTGCGATCCCCAACAAACCTACATTGCAGAACTCGGCGGTAACTTTACCGATGCCGCTGTCTTCGGTGGTGTGAAGGTTTCGGCTGGCGCACGTAACACGGCAACGGGTCTTTCGGGCTATGGTCTGGATGGCACGGTCATTACGACTTCGGATGCTCAATTCCGAATCCTCGGTTTGGCCCCTGAGCAGTATGTAACCGATCCTCGTGCTTCGGGAGCCGCTTCGGCTGCCTCGGCCTTGGTTGAGGTTCAAATGATTAACCCTGCCCTCGGCGGCACTTTCATCGTATAGGAGTAAACTAGATGACTGGTTTTGTACACACGACTGGCTTTGCACCGGAACTATTATATCCGGGCTTGGCCGAACTCTGGGGAACTTCTTACGAACAACATCCTAAGATGTTTGACAAGTTCTTCGAGATGAAGACCTCCGACAAGGCCTTCGAAAAAGAACAAGGCATGTCGGGCTTTGCTACGGCTGGCGTTAAGGACCAAGGCGACTCGGTTGCTTTCGCTCGTCTGACTCAGGGCTTCCAAGAAGAATACGTCCACGTAACGTATGGTCTGGGCGCAATCGTCACCCGAGAAATGATGGAAGATGACCAGTATGGTTTCATCCGTCAAATCCCGACGTTGCTTTCAGAAGCTATGGTTCGCACGGAAGAAACGGTCGCCACGGCAGTTTTGAACAACGCCTTTGATAGCTCGGTAACGGGCGCAGACGGTCAATCGCTTTGTTCGACGGCACACCCGAACGCAGGTTCGAGTGGCGGCACGCAAAGTAACCGTCCTACGGTTGCCATTGACCTGACGCAAACTTCTCTGGAAAACGCCTTCATCGACATCATGAACATCCGTGATGAAAATGGACAGCGTTTGAACATTAAGCCTCAGAAACTGGTTGTTTCGCGCGGTGACTTGTTCAATGCCCAGAAAATCCTGAAAACCCAATACAAGGTCGGTTCGGCTGATAATGACGTTAACATTATCTCGGAATCCGGTCTTGAGTTGATTGTTACGAACTACCTGACGGATCAAGATGCTTGGTTCCTGAAGAACAACGTCCGTAATGGTCTGACCTATTACACGCGCCGCGCTGCCGACATCGAGCGTGACAACGACCGTGTAGGCACTCAGAACCTCGCAATCGTAACGACGAAACGCTTCTCTGTTGGATTTACAGATTGGCGGAGCGTTTATGGATCGCCTGGGGTATAGCATTGAGTTGAAAGTCTGTTAATTCTCTGGTATAACAAGATAGCATCAACTTATACCGGAGAATTTTAAATGATAGGAAAGAAGTGTAGTGTTACAGGTTGTTCAAACATCTCAGAGGCTAGAGGTTGGTGTCAAAAACACTACATGCGCTTTAAGCGACATGGAGATGTTTTATTCACACGACCCTCTGATTGGGGAAGTAGAGAAGGGCATCCGCTATACAAAAAATGGCACTGGTTACGTCGAAGATATACTGCCCACAAAATGCTTGACCCGAGATGGCTTGATCTCTGGAAGTTTGTTGAAGATGTTAAAGAACAGCCTTCTGACAATCACACCATCAAAAGAAAAGACGAAACAAAGCCATTTGGCCCAGAGAATTGGTATTGGTCTGAAGTCAATCGTTGTTCGGAAGAGCAAAGGAATGATAGAAAACTTTACATGCGAGAATGGCAAAAGAAAAAACGTGCCGTTGACCCAGAGTTTAGTTTTAATTCCTCTCTTAAAAAACAGTATGGAATTGACAAAGACGATTACTACAGAATGCTCGAAAGCCAAGGTGGCGTTTGTGCAATTTGTAAAGGCAATGAAATTTCAGTTGATCCAAGGTCTGGTAAAGTCCGTAGGCTCACCGTTGACCACTGCCACAAGAATGGAACGATTAGAGGATTACTTTGCTCGTGTTGTAACCGAGGGATTGGGTCTTTCAGAGATTCGGTCGAAAGCTTACATGCCGCTATCAATTATCTCAGGAGTTAAATAAATGTCTAGAACTAATTTTACAGGTCCACTCTCGGTAGGTAGCTTCGATGGAAGTGCCGCAGGAGAGACACGGGCATGGGTTCCGGGTCGTCGGGTAGTGTCGTTGTCTCAGGCTTCGCCTAGCGCAACGATTCCAATTCCGGCAGGAACGGTTGTCACGAAGGTAGCTGCGGTCACGACCTCGGCTTATACTGGAACTGACCCGGTTTCGGCTATGAACGTGACGTTTGCCAACGGTACGATTGTTCACGCAATTGTCCCGGTTTCAGCGGCCACGCGATACGCGGAATCAACTATCGTTTCCGGTGCTGTCTATGATAGTGCTGGTACGCTCACGGTTACCTTGTCTGCTCAATCTACCACTGTTTTTACGGGCGGTGGTTGCCGTGCCTATGTCGAGTATATCAGTGGAGTTGAATAATGCGTCCACAAACCTTCACGGTTAGCGCGTCTGCGGGGGGCAACTCCCGCAGCGCAGTATATATCCCAGACCCGCAGTTGAACCCGTTTAACATCGGTTTTGGAGCGATAATTGCCACTACGTGTAAATACACCGTCCTGCATACGTTCCAGAATCCTCTACAGGCGAGCGCAGGAGCATTAAACTGGTTTCCGCATGAGTTTGTCGTACAAGCTTCCGCTAACATTGACGGAAACTATACCTTCCCGTGTGCTGGAATTTGTGTTGAGGCTTCGGCTGCAAACGAAGGTGGAGTAAGCGTGACGTTCATTCAGGCCGGGGTAAGGGATTGATGGAATGGCTCGTAGACGAGGTTGGAAACGCGGTGACTGGCTCGTAAGAGACGAGGAGAGCGGTTTTACTGAATATGCCAGTAAAATGCGCCGTGACTATTACGGTGTGTTAAAACTGGCAAAGCAAGCCGATCCTGCACACCCTCAGGATTTCATTCGAGCGAAGAATGATCCGTTTATAAACGAGCCGCTTAACAACCCAATTCTGGTTTACGATACCTCTGCATATAATCTCGGCACTTTTATCGGGGTTACGACTGTTACCGCGCCCGTTGGCCCAGCAACTCACCTATTTAACGCGGGTATGGGCGGTGCCTTGGGTATTGGTGATATGGTTATCGGTCAATCTTTTGAGGTTTCATAATGACACAACGTTCCGTTACATACCTAAAGGCACGATTTGAAAACAACGACATTCCCACACAATCGGACTATCAGGACGTTTTTGACAGTTTTGTTTCTCTGGAATCCAGCGCATCGCAAACCCTTGGGGGAACGCTAAACCTTATCGGTATAGACGCTTCGAGAGTAAGCGCGGCTGTTGTTTCGGCCAATACGATGCACGTCAATTCTTATACAATTCATTCTCATGGGACCGTATCAGCCGGGGCTGGAACGCAAGCTGCGGCACCGAGGGTTTCCGCAGACAATACGATTGTATATGGGAATGATGTTCTAGGATTTGGGATTGTCGTCTCAACGGCTGAACCCGGACGTATCCAACACATTACCAATACCAATACGACGGCTCTGAGTGTCTTTCCCGCCTCAGGATGTAATTTTATCGGAACGGCTGAGAACGCGGCAATTAGCCTAGCGGTCAATCAGACACTTGTTTTAACCCATCTTACGGCTTCGGCATACGGTGTAAACAGAGGTGGGGGCGTTTAATGGCTCTTACAGATTCTCGCATATCCGTTCTGGGGGCGATTAACGAGGTCCGCCGCCGTGCGAAATTATCCCCTGCAACCACGGTCGATCAGGATTCCGAAAGCCTTACGGCCTTAAGTTACCTAAACGACGTGGTAGCGGAACTATCGGACTATGGTAACTGGCAGGAAACTTACAGTGAGGCAAACCTAACCATTGCAACGAGTGTAAGAGAATACGCGGTTTCTGGGGTTGTTGTTCAAAACATCCATGAAGTTTCGATTGAAGACAGAACCGCAGCTTTAAGATTTGTGAAATTAGATGACATTCGACGTTACCATAGATTAAATCAGGTTGGGGAGCCTAATTTTTGGTCTGTTAAGGGGACTAATGGCGAGGGGAATCCGGTTATTACCTTTGACCGTTGGCCGGGAAGCAATGAAAACGGCAAAAATGTAAATATCGGGTATTATCAAAAGCCCTCTGTTTACACAACCGCCGATGGAAGCACCGTTATTCCCTTTCCGTCTCGCGTCATCGTTCAAGGGTTGCTTACTAAGATGATTTTGGACGAAAGCGACGGTGAACCCACCAGTCGTTATCAGTCTAACCTTGACATATACGAAAACATGGCTCAGGAGAGCTATAACCGATACAACGGGGATAGCGGATCGACGGTATTTTTCAAACCGGGAAGACGATGACGGTTATTACAACCAATTATGCTCCCGGAAGATATGGGCTTGGGACGGAATTTGCCGAGTCAGAAGTTCCGATTGAGTTTTCCTATCGCTTTACAAACCGTTTTATCAATATCAACGGTGACGCGGAGAAGCGTCAGGGGATTGAGCAGCTTGGAAACACTATTACCGGAACCCCAACGATCACGGGGCTGCACGAACTTATCGACAATGACGGAAACGCAACGCTTTTTGCAAGCGAAAACGGAAATTTATGGTCCTTGAATGAGGACACCGATACTTGGTCACAGGTTTTAACAGGGAAAGACTCATCTTCTCGGTTAAATTCGGTTCAAATGGGGCCAAAACTCATTTTTGTTAACGGTGTTGATAGGAACTTCTTCACTGAAAATGGAACGACATTTACAGAACTAAGGGCACTTGTTAACCGAGGCAGAACGTCTTCTACATCCACCTCTGCGGCTGGATTGAGCGATGCAAATGTTACAAACTGGTTACAATCGACCTTTGTAAACACAAACGACCTTGTTTATAACTCCAGTATAGGGGGTTATGCGGTTGTTACTTCCGTAGGTTCTACGAATATCCAACACACAGCCATTGGATCGGCGGCGACAGGTCTTGGGCACCCTACTATTTCCGCTTCGGCTAACCAAGCCGGGGGTGATTTCTATCAGATTATCGACCTGATTGAATTAAACATAATTAACCAGAATAACGGTCTTGATAACTTCGCTACAGCGACTACGGGAACCTCTGCGGCGGGGGTTGCTGTTTCTGGGGTGAACTGGCTTAATACGGAAATTAAAGTCGGGGATTATTATTACAATACCACCCGTTCGGCGATTGCCCAAGTTTCGGCTATAAGCACCGCCCAACTTACTGGGACCTCTATTACGGGTCAGACGGCAAACGACTCCATTCAGTTCTTTAAATCTGCCATGCCGATTGCGTCGTGGGCGCACGTTCACTATGGGAGAGCGTATTATATTGATGCCCGTAACCGCTCTACTGTGAGAATTACCGGCCCGGACGATCCACAGGACATGACGACCTTCCAACGGACGTTAAACGCCAATTCCAAGCTTTACGGGACAAGACAGCCCCAAGCGGAGAAACTTCTTTCTCTTAAGACCTTCCAAAAGTATCTCGTAGCCGGGGGCCAACGGAACGTCTATGCGGACACCGGAATAGACCCCATTCAGGACACCACAGCGGCCTCAATTGACTTTTCCCCCGTTGGTTTATTCCCCCAAGGGTCTATCTCTCGTTACGCTCTTGAAAGCATTGGCGGGGCTATGAACTTCGTGGCTAATGATGGCCTGAGAAACTTCACCGTGGGATTTGATGCGAACGCCTTCCAGACCTCAAACGTATCCGAGTTTATTAAGTCGGAAATGGTTCGGGAGATTACGTCTAAAGCTAACGACCCGGATGAAATCCAGACCATCCATTACCCCCGTCGAAACTGGTTAATGTGTAAGATCGGGGATGTGATTTATAATTACAACTACACCCCGTTTTATAAGGACGGGCAGACCATTACCAACACCTATGGGTCGTGGAGTAAGTTTACAGGTAAATTTGCGGAGCAGAAGACATATTTTGTTCGTCGTAACGGTGACCTCGTTTGCGCTGGGGCTGGGGGGAAGGTTTATCGGTTTGACACGGGGTCTTATGATGACGACGGCGACACGATTGCGACGGTCCTTGAGACGGGATGGTTACGCCTGAATGAACCCCAAAAATCCACCCAATTGCGGAGCGGAGTTTATATCAAACCCAAATTTGAAGCTGGTGCGGCAGTGGTATATACTATCACCGCGACAGGGGATTATAGACAGATTTCGACCGATACCGTGGTGACGACAGCGGCGGGGGTTGGTCAGGTTGGGTTTGCTCAGGTCGGTGTTTCACCTATCGGGGGAGCGCGAATTGTTGAACCGAAACTCCCTCTCCGGTGGAAGGGCGAGAACTTCAAGATTAGAATTGACACAGAAGATACAAACGGACCGGATATTATCACAGGGTTCACAATTTACGGCAACATATTAGGGAAAGTGTAATGTTAGAGTTTCTTGGTTCGATGGCGGGAGGTCTTGGTTCTGCGGGGTCTACGTTAGGTAGCCTAGCTGGCCCAGTTGGGAACATTATGAGCATCTTTCAGGCTTTAAAAGGACCTGAGAAAGTTAAGCAACCCGCTAGCGAACGTTATGCAATCAGCCTTTTGAAAGCCCTTGGAACGCCCGGTAACTCCTACGTTAAGCAGATGCAGGATGAAGAATTTCAGAACCTCTTTAGTGGGGTTCGTGGCGACATTATGGAGAAAGTCCTCGCAGACCGCCGGGAGCGTGCCATGGGTCGGGCCGGGGTATTTTTTGATCCTGAAAGACGCGATGAAAACATTTACCAACAGATTTCCCGTGGCACTCCGATGTTAAAACAGCAAGCCAGCCAGAATGCTATCCAACGTATTCTCCAAGCGGCTGGCGTTGGAACATACGGACAATCTGAGACAAAACGCGACCAACTGAATTTCGCTGCACAAGCCGCACAAAAAGACACGATGAACGCAATGGGTGGATATGGTGGAATGATTTCAAAGGGAACGGACGCACTACAAAATATCCTTAGAACGTTCCAAGGGAAAACAACCCAAAGCCCTAACGGTGTAATTTATTGGGATTAACATGGCAGAATTTCAAACACAAAAGAACCCTTACGAAGACCGTATTACAGGTATTCTACAAAAACGAGCTCAACCCTATAACGCTGAACAAATAGGATTAGCGGGGCAGTCTGCACAGCTTCGGGCATTGGCAGGACAAAATACAAGTATAGACCAAGTTCTACAATCTGTTTTAGGTTCACAAACAGACCGTGAATTGCAGTCAACTCAAGGCCTATACGACATGTTTGAAAAACAACGTGCGGCGGGTGATGCTCAGGCCAACGCCCTGTATAAACGTATGGAGATGTTTACCGGAGGCGACCCGGAAGGGAATGCTCTTTTCTTGGAAGAACTCCACAAAGACCCCGATACGATTGACCCGAGTAACGCTTTTCAGGTGATGACGAAACTTGCAGGGATTGCCAAGAAAACAGGATACAAACCGCTCGACTCTAAGATGAAAGAGGCGCAAATAGCTTCATCTTACGCGCTCGCAAATCAACGGGAAAAAGGCAGTGGAAGTAATACTGTATTCGGTCAGGTAATGGCAGCTATTGATAGCGATCCTAACCTTAAGAACCTTTCTACAATTGAAAAGATTCGCCTCGCACAAAACAAAGTCGGAACGAATCTGACGATTGGACCAAACGGTGAAGTGATGGATATGAGTGGCGCGGCCGAGGGATTAGGCAACCTGAAATCAGGCGAGAACTTCGGTAAGGTAATTGGTGAGGAAACAGGCAAACAACTTGTTGCAAAACGCCAATCTGCTCAAGACGCTCAAAATTCTCTGTATTCAAACCAACAAGCGAGACAGTTGCTTGATAGTGGTGTGGTTACAGGAACGGGCGCTGACTTTGTTAAGGCACTTGGTAAGGGTCTACAAGAAGTTGGCATTAACCTTGGCGCAGATGAAATTTCCAATACGGAAGCATTTGTCGCCCAACGTGCCGGGGCAGTTGGTAACAAGATTAAACTCTTTGGTTCTGGCACTGGTCTTTCAGATGCTGATAGGGAATATGCACAACAAATGGCGGCTGGCCAAATCTCCCTTACGGAAGATTCAATTAGAAAGATTCTTGAGATCGACGATAAGGCAAGCAAGCGCATTATTCAGAACTTTAATACGGAACTTTCTAAGGCTCCGCAAGGTGCAATGCCTTATGACCTGAGTGTAAGTGGAGAATTACAGTCTGAAGAAGACCCGATTGACGCTGAACTGCGCCGTAGAGGTGCTTTATAATGGACCTGTCCAAAGTCCCAACGGAAGACCTACTGGCATATCGTGAGAAGCGGTATCAGGACATGAGTACCGATAGCCTCATGGCCATACGGGGGATTAAGCCAAAACAAAAGGGATTCGTAGATCGGGTTAAAGACGACTACACAAAACGTCGAGAGATGGTTCAAACATCGACCGACGCTTATAAATCTGGCGAACAGAACCTAGCGCGAACTGGCTTGCAGATTTTGGGCAAAGGGGGTGCTGGTTTTATTTTAGACACGATTGGGGAAGCTGGTGTGAGCGGGTTTAGAGCACTCCCAGATAAAATCGAAAATCCTTTGCGTAAAGTTGGCGGAGCTGTTGGCGAAGCAATCCAACCAATTATAGAGCCTGTTCTTGAAGCTTATGGAGAGTTTGAAAATAAAAACCCAGCTTTTGCCAGAGACGTAGACGCTGTTGCGAACATATTTTCATTGGCTGCCCCTGTAAAGAAACCGCCAGTTAAAATTAGCGGGACTATGATAGGACGCGCCGGGAAAAAACTTGACAAAATTGGCGGGAAACAAATTTCCAATAGAAAGCGTGATTTTGTTAATGACCTCATTTCCCCTAAGCCCACGCCATCGGTGAAAGAAGACCTTGTTTCGCGCACCACTGAAAAGGGCATTCTGCGTTCAAAGGTTGTTGAACAAACACCGAGAGAAATCGAAATAGCCGGGCAAATCAGTAAAGTTCCCGGACTCTCGAAAAACCGATCATTACAGCACAATTATAATGTTGTGAAAAAAGAGGCGATGAAGAAAGCAAACATGCTCAAAAGCACGCTTTCTAGAAGCGATATTCCATTTGAGGAATCGGCCTATAAAGAGGCTATTGGAGAATCTGTGAAACGCATTGCATCAAACCCGGTGTTAGTTGGTGACGCAGAAAAGACGGCTTCGAAACTTATCGACGAGTTTTATAAGATCGTAGACGAAGCGCCCAAGACAGCTTCTGGACTTCTGGAAGCGCGGAAAAAGTTTGATTCGGCAGTAAAGGCCTATAAGCCAAAGGCATTTGATCCGTCATCTGAGAATGCGTTCTCAGTTGTCGTGAGAGAACTCAGAAACACAACGAATGACTTCCTAGATCAAATTGCGCCTAACGCATCCGTTAAAAAATCTTTGAGAGAACAAAGTAATCTGTTTACTGCTCTTGACAACATCGAGGGTAAGGCGGCTGGTGAGGCAAACAATGCTTTTACACGACTTACCCAGAAGCTTCAAAATTCAGTCCCACTAAAGGGTGAGATTGCTGGAATAGCAGCACTAGGAGGTCTTGGAGCGACTGGAATTATGGCCCCGAAAGTTGTTCTTACCGGAGCTGGACTTTATGCGGGCGGAAAACTTTTATCATCTGGTGAAACGAAGAAGATTATTGGTAGTCTTTTGAAAAACGCTGACAAAGCTATTACGGTGGCAAAGAATAGAAACATCGTGCGAGAATTGAGAGCCGACAGGGCAATTATGCTTGAATTCGCAAAAAGTTTAGAGGGTAGAGATGACAAGTAAAGTAAAAGACGACATTAAGGCTTTCTTTGAGACTGGTGATCGTCCGTCAGAATCCCAATTCATCGACCTTATTGATAGTTACGTTGATAAAAACGGACCTGTAGGGACATGGGAAACCCTCACCTCTGCTAATGCGAATGGCTTTGCTTTTGCTTCCGCACGTCAAGGGAAGGTTGTCGCGGCTGGACAAGCAAGAACGTTCTTGGGCATGACGGTTTATACGACGGCCCTTGCAAGCTCCGTAGCGGTGGATTCAGTAAGAAACACCTTTACCACGACAGCACAGGCAAGCTCAATCTCAACCGATGCGGCCCGTGGTTTGGCTGGTGTGGCGATTGGGAACCTTGTTCAATTAGAGGACGTTGGTGGAAACCCCGGCCTTCCCGCGGTGGATGGAAGTCAGATTACAAACGCACCGGGTAGAATTGTCTTAGGCACTCCCACGGCGACTACTTCTGGGACATCGCATCAATACACAAGCATCCCATCCGGTACAAAGAGAATTACGATTAGTTTCTCGGAAGTTTCGACAAACGGAGCCTCTGCATTTGAGGTCCAGCTTGGGACAACGAGTGGTTATGAAACAAGCGGATACCTAGGGTTTGGAGCATTGATTTCTGGTAGCGGTATTAACAGTGTAAATATCTCCACTGGATTCCCGAGTCGAATTTTAGTCGCGGCTGCGTTGTTAAGTGGTCAATGTGTTCTTACGTTATTAAATAGCACGACGAACACGTGGTCTTGCGTTTTCACCTTAGGTAGAAGTGACTCGACTACTTCTGGCGGTTCGTTTGTTGTTGGGTCTAAGGTTTTGGCTGCGGAACTAGATCGAGTAAGAATTAACTCAACCGACACATTTGACAGCGGTGTAATCAATATCATGTATGAAGGTTAAAAATGGCCGATCAGAAAATATCAGAAATCACAGATGGCGGCTCCCCTCAGGCGGGTGACGTATTTATTGTTGTAAGAAGTGCGGCTAACCGAAAGGTCGAAGCGTCTGCGGCGGCTCCTATTTTCCATCCATATGCGACGACAGCACAGGCCACGGCTGCTGTCGCTGAAAACGTCGTAATGAATCCATCTGTAACCAAGAAGCTTGTTCAGGACTACGCTTTTACTTCAGCAAGCTTCGCCACCACCGCACAAGCAACGGCTGCAACGAGTGACGGATTAGCTCTTTCTCCCTCTACAGGAAAGAAGTTAATTCAGGATTTTGCCCTTACGTCGGCTAATTTTGCTACATCAGCCCAAGCTACAGCCGGACTTTCAAACGGTTCTATTATGTCACCAGTGGGGGTGCGTAACGCAATTGAAAAGTTTGCGATTACATCAGCCTCTCTAGCAACGACCGCCCAAGCATCTGGTGGAAGTTCTAACGGAACATTCATTTCCCCCGCCCTCGGAAAAACTGTTGTAGATCGTTGGGCTATCACGTCCGCAAGCTTGGCAACTACTGCTCAGGCTTCTGGTGGAAGTTCGAACGGGACGTTCATTTCTCCTTCTCTAGGAAAGACGGTGGTGGACCGATGGGCCATTACCTCAGCCAACGTAGCCACTACTGCACAGGCTCAGACGGGTTCTGCCGATGGTCCTTATATGACCCCTTCGGTTACAAAGAGTGCCATTGAACAATTTGCCGTTAGAAGCGTTACCGGGGGTGCGCCAACGGGTTCGGATCAAATCACAAACGCCGTTTCACTGACTTCTGCGGAATACGTCGCGGGATCGGCTAACGCGACCACGCTTTATTTTATTACAGACGCATAAGGAGTTTAAGATGGGCATTTCAACCAGAACGGGTATAACACAGAGCGATTTTGTTCCAATCAGTAACGGTCCGGGGAATTCTACCTATACCCAGACCGGAACGATTGCATGGACTGGTTCATCGGCCCCCAGTGGTGATTTGACGGCTCAATACACTTGGCAGCAAGTTGGTAGAGACGTTACTTTAAGTATCATGCTATTGTATTCAGTGGCAGGGACAGCGGTAAACACCGTAGTAATGGATTTACCGTCAGACGCACCAGTTCCGACAACAATCTCTACTCTTGGGACAAACGCCAACGAAGTCGCTTGGATTGGTGTTGGAAGTGCCTCTACTTCGAAAACGACAATATGGACTACAAACGGACGGGCCGCGATTGTAAGAAACTCCGCAGATACAGGTTGGGTAATTACGATTGTGTCGTCAAGTATTAACGCCGTTATGGCAATGGCAACTATCAATTACAAGACATCGTAATGCCGACTCGTAAACTTTCCATCACGGACCAGATCACATACGGGGTAGGATTAACCGTAAAGGGTGGAATTTCTGGCGAACGCCATATTACCATAGGGGATAACCTTATCGGATATATCTTGTTGGAGTCGGGTGACAGAATACTTTCAGAAAGCGGTGATGGATTGCTAACGGATGTCCCGGAGATTGATTAATGATCGAATACAAATCTCTCCGAACACAACACTCAAAGACGTTTCACATTGACCGGACGACAAAGCGCATGGTCATCTCCATGCGCCCACTGCATTATCTTAAAGATAACAAATGGACGGAGATCGACCTTCGACCAAAAGAGACGGAAAACGGGTATATCGTTGAGGCACCCAGTTATAAATGCGAGGTGATTAAGTTTCCTTTTGAGATAAAGGTTAACGGACAGTCATGGAAACAACTGGATAGTCCGAATACGAGTAAAATGGAAGTCACAACGGATGGGATAGAGTTTGAGCCGTTTGATAACGTTAAGTTCTTGATTTATTTCCGACCCCGTGGTGTTCAGGTTTATAAAAATGGTGACCGTGAGCTTACTTGGAAAGTTAATGGGAAAGTCGTAGTTGAACCTGAGCTTAGAGTGGACTGTTTCCCGGCTTTGCGTTCTGAGGAATTAAACGATATTATCAAGGACACTAAGTCATTTGTAAGAGGGAAAGTCCAATCCAAGGAAAAGTTAAAACGAGACACGAAATCCAAGGACAAAGACGACGAGATTTATTTTGAGATTATCTATGAACACGATCATATTCCGTGGTTGAAACAGGTAAAAGACGTGAGGCTGAGATATGGCCGTAATTGAAGGATTTGAGAGTTTTTCAGGTGGACTTCCTAATACTATTCCTTGGTCAGGAACTGGTGCATCACAAACTGTAACGCAGTCTGGGAGCAATGTA